GCTAACATTACTACTTCCTTATTAGAACGCCTTCCTCGATTAGTTACTAAAATTTTCTCTTTTTTTTCTACTACTACCCAACAATGGATTGAGTGTGAAACCTCAATTCCAACTTCTCCGCTCGCACAATACTTAGATGCTTCCTATAAGTATTGGTCCTCCTACAACTCTGACGACGCACGTGTTTCTTCGCAATTTCATTACGAAGGAAAACGTCTCGGTTCTGAAGCCCTTGCTCACGCTAAAGCGCAAGGACGCTACGATACCACTTTCATCAAATGGTATGCCGGAATCGAAAAAGTTTTTGACCACCCTCGCGTCCCTGCAACACGCTCTCACGAACCATTTTGCATTCGAATGGTGGGACAACCAGGAGTTGGTAAGTCAACAACTTACCGATCCCTGCTTGCCCCAATATTTGGATGCACAACTAAGGAAGAAGTAGATAATCTCTGCTTCGTCCGAGGAATGTCTGAGTACTGGGATGGCTGTATAGGCCGTCCTGTTGTTGTCTTTGACGACTTTGGTCAAGACCGAACGCAAGAAACCGACATCCGAGACATGATCACTCTAGTCTCTGATGCCCCTTTCATGCCCAACTTTGCTAGTCTTACCGGATCAAACCCCAAAGGAACCACCTACGACCCAAAAATTGTCATTGCCTGCTCCAACGCTGTCATCGATGATGCTAAGTCAATTGCCTGCCCTGCCGCTCTCGCCCGCCGTTTCCACGTGGTCATCGACGTCTCTTTTAACGACGCCGGTGTCCGCCAATACAAAGTAGTATCTGGAACCAACACTCGAACAACCCGCATTCACACCAACGAAAACCAACGCCTCTCCTCCTCTCTTTATGACGATCGAAATTTTGCCTCTGCTTTTTGGCCTTCTGGCCCTTTAAATTTAACTGAACTTCAAGAATTTATATATACCACTTTTAACCGCTTTTTAGAAACCCGTAAGAAAGGTGTTTCGTCGATGGAAGAGTCTTATCCAACAACCTTTAAGCCTCTTCTAACGTCGAAAAATGGTCTTTGGACTCCTCAATCTGATCCCAAAGACATCCCTGTCCTTTCTTATTCCGATCCTGCTCTTCAAAATCATTTTAATTTATTTTTATTAACTCACAAACTTAATTATATCAATTATTCTGTCTTTTCCTTTGATTTTATTTTTTCATTAACTTCTAAAATTGTTTTTATTGCTGCCGTTGCTAAATTTTTATTTTCTTTCTTTTTTCCTTCCTCTCCTTCTAATTCTGCTCAATCTTCTACCGCTAAAGGAAAAATTGCACCTGCCAAGTTCGTCGTTCAAAGCGATGAGCCTCAAGCTAGTGACAATATTTCTGATATGATGCGTGTCATTGAAAAGAACGCTGTCAACATTACTGTTGGCCGCATGACTACAGCCGGCATTTTCGTTGCTGGGACTACCATCCTCACTGTAGAACATCTTTTCATTGACAAATATTCTCCGACTGGAGAATATGTTCCCGATGGAACCATCATAGAACTTAGTCTTTTTAATCGCTCTGAACCTGTTATTTTTCCTTTTTCTCGCTCTCAGATTGTCCCTATCATCAAGGAATCTGGAGATTGCGATGCCGTTTTATTTACTGTACCTGAATCTTTTGTTAATCTTCACCGTAATATTATTAATTATTTTTGGAAAGGTGATTACGCTATTAGTAATCGCCGAATTATTGCTACTGATTTTAATTTTCCCGCTAACACTGTTCGTTTGGAAAACGCTGTTGCTGACTCTTTCTTAGAGTCGTCGTACGATGTAGGAAAGCGCGAGTATAATCAAACTGTCGCTCACGCCAACTACCTCGGACGAAAAGGTCAATGTGGATCTCCGATATTGGATGCTCAAGTCAACCAAGCTCCCATTCTCGGAATTCACGTTGGAATCAACAACGCCTCCCAACGAAGTATTTTTATTTTAATTAATCAAACCCTTTTAAATAAACATCTTTTTTCTGCTCCTCTTAACCGTTTAATTTGTGAACCCCACTGTACTTTTGATTACCAAAGCACTGAACGTGGTGCAAACCACGTTCGTGGATCAATGGAAATTGTTGGCACTCTCACCCGCCCACTTTTTACACCTGATACCACTCAGCTAAGGAAATCTGAAATTTTCGATCTTATCACTCCCCACACAACCGAACCGTCTGTACTGAAAGGTACCGACCCCCGCCTTGAAACCACCGTCGACCTCTGGGACAAAGTTACAACCAAACTTTCCCATCAAATGAAACCCCCTCCGCCCGCCATCTTCGAACAATCTCAACTGGAAATGGACCAAATGGTGCTAGGCCTGCCTCTTGCAGGCCCTCGTCGTCTTCTAACACTAGACGAAGCACTAAATGGTTCCCCCGACTTCCCTCACCTAAAGTCCATAGACATGTCAACGTCATGTGGATATCCTTGGGTATTGGATGGGATCAAGAAAGATCAATTATTCGAAAGAATTAATGATCGACTTGTTCCTACCCGACTATTCATGGATGCATATGAATGTGCGTGGGACAGTGTCAGAAATGACACCGTACCCGACTTCATTATGCTCTGTTCGTTGAAAGACGAACGACGCCCTCTCGAGAAAGTGCGTTTAGGCAAGACTCGACTTTTTACCGTCGCCCCACTTGTCATGAACGTTCTCTTGAAACAATTTTTTGGATTATATGCTAACACCTTGATGGATAACTTTTTCAAAACTACCTACTCTGGAAAAGTTGACCGTCTTGGCGCATCGTGGTCTACCATGATGCAACATCTTCGCGAAGTCTCACCCGTAGGCTTTGGCGCAGATTTTGAACAATATGATGGTCGTCTGGAGAAATCTAGAATGACCCGCTCTATGTTCAGAATGGCATTACCCCTTAAAAATGTTTTGACCGATCTCGAAAACAAAATGCTACAAGCCCTGGTTGTAGCAACCACCCAACCGTACTACGCTTTCGAACAAATGATTGTCTCAGTCCCTGGCTCTCTTGCCAGTGGAATTTGGATCACCCAACTTCTTGGTAGTGATATGACCCATACCATGCTCTATGAAGCTTGGCTGTCAGTTGTTCCAGTGGAATTCAAATGTATGTACTACTTTAAAACCTTTACACGTTTACGTGTAATGGGCGACGATCATATCGTCGCAGTCGTACCTGCTTTGACAAAATTCTACAATGGAACAACTGTCTGCCAATACTTCAGGGATCATGAGATGGGTTATACCTCTCCTGAGAAGTCTGGTGACCCTGAACCAGTCCTTCCCCTTGAACAAATTGCTTTTCTTAAGAACAAAACCGGATTCAGATGGGGTATGTACATACCTCTAATGGATTTGGAAGCTGCTTTGGAACCGATGAACTGGATTCGTAAACATGAATTTATGACGTCTGAACAACTGAC